ATCAAGAAGGGTGATCGTATCGCTCAACTTATTTTGGAAAGGTGTGATACACCTATGATCAAGGAAATTGGTCTTCTCGACGAGACACTCAGAGGTGACGGAGGTTTTGGATCTACTGGTCAGTAAACCATAAATCTTCAGCTCTAGGCATAAAAAGTATGCCGTGACTCATAACCATAGACAATTTGGCTTTATTGACATTCGGGTAAGACCATAGTATCCACCTCTCCCAATATTCGGCTCGGAAGAAATCCTCCCAATCTTCTTTAGAACTTTCCCTAATTTTCAACATTTCTTTTTGTATCTCATACGGATTCGTCTCTATTCGCAGCTCCTTAGGAATGATAGCACCTTTCCTAAGAAGTTGTGCACGCATAAGTTTCGGATTACCGTGATCTGGGTAATGCTGAAAACCTTTTTCACCAAAATCAATACTGCGTTTATTTGGTAAGGTTACTCTATATTTATGTGTGATAGTAGGACTGGGTTGTAGAACGACGTGCATTATGATATCATATAAGGAATTAATACGACGAAAAAATATGCTTGAATACACGTCGTATGACGGTATCAAAATCCAAGTTGGTCAGAGTGCAAAAGAAAATGACCAACTGACAATGACGAGTGACCCTAAACACTGGTGGATGCATGTAGCTGGCTGTCCGGGTGCACATGTTGTAGTGTGCTACAAAGGAGACCAACTACCTAGAGAGACGAAAAGGGATGCCGCAGTTCTTACTGTCTATCACAGTAAGGTACCAAAGACAAAGATGTCACCTGTAGATCTTGTTAGGGTTGACCAAATATCAAAGTATCAAAAGTCAACTCATGGATTGGTAAATTTGGAAGGTGGAGTTATGCAACTCACAGTTTTCATGAATAAGGAAAAACCGAGACTTGATAGATTGCTTATTAAATAAGGTTCTAGACACTTGACTAATTGTGGGTACATCTAGTTACCGAACGCGACACCACCCATACCCTGCTTTACACGTAAAATATTGTAATTTACAGCGTACACACGATGGAGAGCGTTACCACCGGATGGACCGGAAATTGAAAGTTTGGCATTATCGATACGAGAAAAGTTTAGGGTTCCCGTGGGGTTCGACTTGCTTAAACCTAGACAGAATGGCCAAGTGAAAGTGGGAAGATCCTCGAGAATGTCATCTGGGAGGTCACTACTGTGCATCTCAGGGACGACGGTGTGGTGATAGACTGGGGAGGTATCCTCGAAAAGAGGGGTACCGTTGATGTAAAGTGTAGAACTGGAGAAAGTATACTCCGAATCCCAGTCATTACCAGTCGCCTTACCGGATACAAGGTGGATGGACTTTACGGGGTGGTTAAAAAAGGTGAGGTCTATCTCGCTATCGGTATTGGTGGCGAGCTGATATTGGGTCTGTGTAAAGAGAAGTTCATGTTCGTTATCGGTGAAGAATTTGCGCTCATCAGTGTCTAAATACACATAGTTACCCCAAACCTTAGGAGTGGAACCGGGAGTAAACCCATCCCTGCATTTAATACGTATCTCAACATCATGATACTGGAGGGCCACTAATGGAAGAGACTTGGTGTAATCCTCCCCAAAGAAGAAAGGAATAATATAATGGTCACCTCCGTGATTAGCCTTCTTATTATTAGTGGTTACGGCGTACGAAGCCTTGGCCGCGCTGTCACGTAATAAGGGGTTGTGTACACCCTGAATAAAGAGTGAATCGAGTTGGGAGACCTTTTGGCCACCAATATAAAGACTGAATTCGGTTGGGCTCGCAGCATTTTGAGAAAAGAGACCGGCGGTGTTGTTTTGTACACTCGCGATATTGGTAGCCTCAATCCAAATATAACTCATGAGGTCACCCTTAGAACGAATAGGAATGGTAATTTCATTATTAGCACCGAAGGTACCGATGTAATCCATACGCTCGGGCTTCATGGCGAAGTTCGTATGGCGCTTGTAATTTTGACGAAAAAAACTGACCTCTGGATCACCAGTGATGAATACATCCTGGGCTCCAACAGACACGAGTTCAATTAAAGCAGCTGACATTTATATATAAATGATATTAAAATTTTGGCTCATAGTATACATATGGTAGTATTCCAGGCACTGACATGGGAGGCGCGAGATGTTGAAGGAGAACATCACATCAGTATATTTGGTAAAACCGAAGAGGGAAAATCTGTATGTGTGACGACGACATTCGACCCATACTTTTTCGTGAAGCTCCCAAGGGACACGAAACCCGCTGACGTTACCCGATTGTTTAATGATATCAACCTTTTGAAGAAGGATCATGTCACCAGTTACAGTCTGACGAAACAAAAGGATGTTTGGGGATTTCAAAATAATGAAGAATTTCATTACATGCATCTAAATTTTAAGACACTCGAAGCTCGACGTAAAGTAAACTCTATTTTTATGTATAATAAGGAATTTTCAAAATATCATGTATATGAATCCAATATAGATCCCGTCCTGAGACTCATGCATAGAACGGGTATTCAGTCCACTGGATGGATAAACACTGGTACTAAGTGTGTTCGCTCCCACTTGGCAAAAACGGATATTGACCTATGGTGTAACGACTGGTCTACGCTCACACCCGTAGCCAGAGATGATATTGCCCCCTTTATTGTAGCCTCGTTTGATATTGAGTGTAATAGTTCAACTGGAAAATTCCCAGATGCTGATGTTACTAATGATGCTTGTTTTCAAATTGCTATTTCTCTTTGTAAATTTGGTAGTGATGAACCGTATGACAAAACATGTTTATGTTATAAAAAAACAGATCCAAAAATCGAAGGGTCGAACGTCATTAGTTTTGATACGGAGAAGGAATTACTTTTGGCGTTTAAACGGTACACAAATGAAAATGATATTGATATTTTGACTGGGTGGAATATTTTTGGTTTCGATCTTGATTATATTTATAAGCGTGCCGCGATGGTCGGTTGTGGCTTAGAATTTTACGATTTGGGTAAACTCAAAGAAAGTGAATGTCATATCGTATACAAAAAATTGAGTTCAAGTGCTTTAGGTGACAATTTCCTGAAGCTTTTACCTATGCCCGGTCGTTTTGTATTTGATATGTTCCATGAAGTGAAGAAGGGCTACAAACTCGATTCGTACAGTCTCAACAACGTATCTAAATTGTATCTTGGAGATCAGAAAATAGATATGGCTCCCAAAGAAATGTTTGCGCGATACCTCGAAGGCGACCCAGTTAAACTGCGTGAAGTGGCTGAATACTGTATCAAAGATACCTTATTACCTCATAAACTCATGAAGAAGATGTGTACACTACTTAATTTATTGGAGATGGCTAAGGCGACGTGGGTTCCCCTTTCATTTTTAGTGGAGCGTGGGCAGCAAATCAAGGTATTTAGTCAGTTATCTAAAAAGGCTCGCGAATTGGGTTACATGGTACCAACGATTAAATATGGTTCTCTCCCTGAAGAGCAATACGAAGGTGCTACTGTACTTGAAGCACAGAAGGGTGCGTATTATACACCAATCACAGCCCTTGATTTTGAGGCTCTGTACCCATCGATTATGATGGCCCACAACCTCTGTTATTCTACATACGTCATGGATGAGAGACGATATGGTAATATCCCAGGAATTACATACGAAACATTTAACATTGGAAATAAGACGTATAAGTTTGCACAAGATGTACCGAGTCTTTTACCTGCCATTTTATTGGAGCTTAAACAGTTTCGTAAAAAAGCCAAAAAAGATATGGCGGCAGCCACTGGTGCGATGAAAGAGGTATACAACGGTAAGCAATTGGCATACAAAATCAGTATGAATAGTGTGTACGGATTTACGGGAGCGGGAAAGGGTATTTTACCGTGTGTACCTATTGCATCTACGACAACATGTAGGGGTCGTGGTATGATTGAAGAAACGAAGACGTATGTCGAGGCAAACTTCCCCGGTGCAAAGGTAAGATATGGTGACACGGATTCGGTTATGGTTGAGTTTGATGTGGGTGATCGTAAAGGTATAGAAGCAATCGAGTACAGTTGGGAAATTGGTGAACGAGCCGCTGAAGAATGTTCAGCCCTCTTCAAGAAGCCAAATAACCTAGAGCTTGAGAAGGTATATTGGCCGTATTTTTTGTACTCAAAGAAGCGCTACGCTGCTAAGTTATGGACAAAGGGTAAAGACGACCAAATGCATATGGACTATGTGGATGTAAAAGGCCTACAACTTGTTCGCCGCGATAACACACCACATATGAGAGAAGTGTGTAAAGAATTACTGGATGTAGTACTAACATCCGGAGATCCTGGACCACCGAGGGACCTTGCGATAGAACGCGCGAATGAACTACTGGGTGGTAAAATTTCAAACGATAAACTCATCTTAAGTCAGTCTCTGTCCGATAGCTACAAAGTTGGTGGAAAGAGTGTTTCTATTAACAGTCCGGAGAGTATTCATATAAACCAGGCACACGTTCAAGTCGTAAACAAAATGAGACAAAGAAAACCCGGGTCGGAGCCACAATCTGGTGATCGTGTACCATATTTACTCACAAAGACAGATAATCCTAAAGCGAAAGCATTCGAGAAATCTGAAGATCCTAAATATGTAGAAGAGCATAATATACCCGTCGATTACCACTATTATTTTGTGAATAAGTTTTTGAACCCTGTATGCGATTTACTCGACCCGTTATATGAAAATACCAAACAGGAAATTTTTGGTGAAATTATTGAACAGTATAAACCACCAAAGAAAGTCACCGGTCCAGCTTTGAGTGGTATGAAAAAGGAACAGTTGATTGAAGAATGTGAAAAGAATAATATTAGTAGTGACGGCACGGCGTTGGTATTACGGGATCGTATTAAATTGTTTAGACAAAAACAAAACTCTGTTGAAGACTTATTTAAAAACTACGCACAAAGTACAAGTAAGACATGAGTGCCAAGAAAATTGTTAAAATCGTCACGGAAAATATCAGAAAGTTAGTATCGGACCAACTTCCTTCTCTCATAGAAGATGCAGTCGATGAAGTCATCCACGAAAGGGTTGATGATGAACTATCTCAAACAACTTCCGAAGAGATGAGTAAAATTCTTGAATTTATTCATAAGAAACACGCGGTGCCTCTGGATTTACTTTTGCGTGATGCCGAGGAAGCGCGTAACACTAATATCTGTAAAGGAATCGTAAAAGATTCTGATGGAGAAACCCGAAGGTGTAGTTTTAGGGGTAAATTCGATGGATATTGTAAATTTCACAAAGACCAAGGTGAACGTATTCAGAAACGTGTCCTTCAAAGTGGTGATCATTTTACAAGTGCATGTAATGAAGTTAGAGAAGCTCAATCAGAGCTTAGAGATTTGGGAATATTATAATATATGAGCAAATCGACTATTCTACTAACATCAATAAATGGCTTTTATGGAGACGAAAAGAATCGAACTAAATTAATGAATATTCTAGATAAAACGAGTGGTATTTCACTTAGAAATTTAGAATGGTTCATCACAAATTATGCGAAAAAAAACAATACATCATACACGACGACCGACGGTAAACTTTTTACCGTACACTGTGCGTACAAGAGTAGTCTTGATGGATACTCCAAAAAACTTTTTGACCCTTTTTGTAGGTCTCAAAAGTTTGCATATACTATTCCCGGTACATCTCATGAAATTCATACAACGCTTGCACAGTTAAATTTCATCAAATGGTGTATTAAGAATAATATTATCGAGTATATTTCAAACAACAAGACGTCACTTTTTAGTAAGCAAGTGACATGAAACCCTTATCAAAAATATAGGTTTGATATCCTGTATAATACATCTGAAGTGAATATGTTTTATTGACTATATCAACAAGTGACCCACTCGACGTATCTAATTTTACTTCGATGGAAGTCTTATCAGATTGTATCTGACTAAAATCCAGGTTCCCCGATGGCTCCACATTAATCGGATTCATCGAGAAACTGTATGTATATACATTACGTATAGGTCTTGAAAGTCTATTCTTATACGGAATTAGGTATTTGTAATAATTATGATTTGTATTCGAAACGTTAGGTAATTTATTTCCGTTGATATTAAAACTTGCTTCACTCATGATGGGATGAAAGAATGTCTGTACCTCGTCGAAATTTACATTAGATGAAAAATTGAATCGATTTTGATAAAACTTTTCTTCTTGTAAAGCTTTACCCCCGGTGGAATCGGTGACATCTTCAAATTCTGTATTTCTTAAAAACCAATGAATACATTTTACTGGAATATTCGGTACGAGGTTATTTTTGATAACGTCTTTATTTACATCACTGATTATACTTGGGTGCTTGCGTACGATATCTGTTATGAATGTCTGGGGTTCACTCGCTAGGTACTGTCGTTCTTCCGGACTTACCGTTATTTCTTCTGTAACGAGTTTAAACTCGGGGAGTGAGAGAGTGGTTCCCGTATCGGTAAAAAAAGTTTGTGGGTGAAACTCCAACTCGAATTCTATTTTTTGACGGTGTACAGCACATACTGGGAAGTATGGACGATTTGGTTTATTTGAAGAATATTCATCACTCGCATACTTCCTCGAAAAGAAGAAGTGTAGGGGTATCACAAGGTCGGATGAATATTGTGCATAGTCGTCAAAGTTATCCAACGTGGAATCATCATAACCGATACTTCTATTAACAAGAAACCTATTCGCCACTTTCTCAGACATTTCTAAATAAAGTTCATCATATATGACTCCCCAATCATCATGTATTTTTTCCACCTCTAGCTCGTCGACAAACATCGTGACACTTTTAAGAATGTGTCGACCGAGTTGGTCTGCATAGTTTTTTCCACCCCCAAAATCTGAGAGGCCTGGCATGGTAATACTCAACCACATGTTACTCAAAAGATCACCCATGTTTTGGGGATTGAATTGAACTTTGATTGTTTGTCCAAACGGCCACCCAGATATTTGCCCGGGATTGATCACGTTACGACTTCTATGATACTTCCTAAATTCAGAGTGTCGTGTCATGTCTCGATCCTTAAAGAATGAGTCTTCTGGGTCTTTGGAAAGAAGGTGTATATCCTGCTTTCCAATAGCTTTGAGAGAAATTTTAGCAGCTTCACCCATACTTATCTATTGTTTATATATTTTTAATATCATTCTTCCACATGTTCATAGCTGTAGTAGACTTCATAATGTCGAGATCCCTTTTCGCCTGTTCGGATTCTTTGAGAAGTTCACGAACACTCTCATCCGTATACTGAACGGTTCTAATATTCAAAAGGTAGTCATATGTTCCACCGATTTGTGGGAAGAGTCCAGAAAGTTGGTTTTCGAGTTCTTGCTTTTTACGGCGAAATACAATGATATCGCCATTGATGACCATGGATACAAATCGAGACTTGTAATCACACATCTGTGCCTTTGCCTCCAGAACTTTGATGAGATGTTCTTTCCGCTTCTTGTAATACTCGTAGCGAAGCTCAATAAAATCTTTTAGAATCAATTCTGGACTTTGGTATTTATGAATACCCTTTGTTGGATGAAAGAGGTGCATATTGGTTGTGCGGAGTGTCTTTTGAAGCTTGAGATCCTTAACGGCATCGTCACCATTGTAATCTTGGATGAGAAAATCCACATTCTCAGTTGTACTGTTATTTGTGAAACCACTAATGATTTTCTTTTCAATTAGGGTATCGAGGTGTTCTTTGTAATCTTGGGTCCAACGTCCCGGGGGGAGTTCGGTCACCTTAACCGTCCTCCCAATACTACTCCATACACCTTGGGTCATCCATGAATCATCATCTTGTTCAAAAACCTTCCCCTTGAAACCCCTGAACCAGGGTTTCATTTTTTGAATACTTTTACCATTTAATACATTTGTAATGTTGTCACGAATATCCTTGGGATTGAATGGAGGTACGTAGCAACTGAAACCAGTACCGATACCTTCACTTCCGTTAACCAAGATCATAGGTAGCGTAGGCATGTAAAAGTCTGGTTCAATAGACCGTCCATCATCATCCAAATAATTAAGAATCGCATCATCCTTGGGATCGAAAAGCTTACGAGCCTCGGATGTCAATCGTGTGAAGATATAACGAGTCTGGGAGGCATCCTTTCCCCCCATCAGTCGTGTTCCAAATTGACCACATGGCTCTAGGAGATTGATGTTGTTAGAGCCCGTGTAGTCGTTTGCTAGTTTGACAATGGTGTCGGCCAAACTTACTTCACCGTGGTGATAGGCACTCTTCTCAGCTACGAAGGCGGCCAATTGTGCCACCTTCATCTCAGCAGTCAAATTCTTTTGAAAACAGGAATACATAACCTTTCGTTGGGACGGTTTGAGTCCATCACAAACATGTGCGATAGAACGCTTGAGGTCTGCAAGACTGAAGTTTACCAGGTCCTTATGAACAAAGTCGGTGATGTTCAATTGTTTCACACTACCGTAAGGAACCTCTAGCTCCTTGGGGTCTTTTGCTGTGCTTTCAAGAAGCCATGTCTTTCGATCATCGGCCTTTTTCTTGTCAAAAGCCAAAGTAATAGATTTATCAGACATCACATCTGTATCAAACTTGACGGTGAGATCTTCGATTTGCTTGAAATACTCACGCGCCTCCTTCGAAGTTGAGGTACCCAAACCCTTGTAATACTTGATACGCCAACCGGGTTGTCCATTTCCATACCAGGTTCTGAATTTAGAATCTGTATAGAACGACTTGGTTTGGTTACCCCTAGTAGCCTTGATAATCGGGGTGACCATCGATACGACAAATCCCAACTTGAGGAGACTGGGCCAGAAGTAGTCAATCATGTTGAGAATTAGACCCTTGATATGCGAACCGTCATTATCTGCGTCTGTCATGATCATGAGACGACCATATCGAAGCTCGGATACATCTTTGTAGTCCTTTCCCTGTTGGAGACCCAAGATCTTCTTGAGATCATTGAACTCCTGGTTTCCAGTCAGCTGTGCCACAGAAGCATCTCGGACATTTTTACACTTACCACGGAGGGGAAAGACACCGTAGTGGTCTCGACCAACCACAGATAGACCAGCAACCGCGAGGGTTTTAGCCGAATCACCCTCTGTGACGATAAGGGTACACTTTTTGGATTGCGCTGTTCCAGCTTTGTTTGCATCATCCAATTTAGGGATGCCAGTAATCTTAGACTTTCGTGCACCGCCATCAGTTTTGGCCAACTCCTTCATCTCCTTAAATTTTGAGAGAGCTGTAAGCTCATCGGAAATACCCGTTTTTAGGACGTTTTTAACAAAGGTTTTAGGCATCTCAAATTTAGATCCAAAATCCTGTACCTTGAGTGTGCACTCAGATTTGACTTGACTCGAGAATGAAGGATTCTCGAGAGTGGCCTTTACAAAGATATTGAAGGTGTTCTTCACTTGTTGAGGCTTGAGTTTGATCTTCTTTGCCATCTCTTCGATGACACCCGATGCAACTAGGGATGCCACGTGGTCTACATGAGTTCCACCCTTGGTTGTGCAGATACCATTAACGAAAGACACCTGTTCCATACCATTCTCTGAAGGCCCGATACATACAGACCAACGGTCTCCAGTAACTGATGTGACATTCTCAACACCTTCATGCATCTTGGCATAGGTATCGAGGTTCTGTTTGGGTAGAACATCTCCATTAAACTTGACTTTACAGTTTGGGGTTGTGCAAATGTTAGCATCCCAAACTCTCTTTTGGAAAATCTTATATATGGCATTTTCCATCTTAGAAAGGCCAAATCTTCGCCAATCGGGGACAAAGGTCACAGAAACCGAGGACGTGGCACCCGAATGTTTTTTGATTTTTGGTGGTTCACAGACGGTCATATTTTTAGACCATTTCTGTGTATAGGTCTGTTTATTTTCATGGTCCTTGATCACGATAGAAAAATCTGATGAGTATATATTCGTCAACTTGGCTCCATAACCATTACGGCCTCCAACAATTCGCTTCTGGTTGTCATCATAGTTGGTACTTGTAAGGAGGTGCCCAAATGTAAGTTCTGGGTTCCATAGACCCTCCTTTTCATGCATACGAACACCGATACCACCAAGGGGTCCATTGTTTTCTATGGTTACAGCGCCCGATTCTTTGTCGATATTGACAGAGATGGAGGTAACATTTTTGGGGTGCATAGAGTTGCGGTCGATTGCGTTGACGAGGATTTCGTCAAAAATTTTCAAGAGAGCTGGGGAATACTTGATGTTCTTCTTCTCAAACTGTGATTTGTTACTGTTGAGAACCCAATACGGTTCGACATTCAAGTCGACTGGACCGACATAAGAGTCAGGTCTCTTGAGAATATGTTCTATATGGGTGAGCTTTTGAACTGATTCCATGATTTTATTACAAGTCTAATCTCTAACTTAGGTACTAATTTTCTTTTTAACAGATTCAAGAAGTTTCAAAACAGATATAGTTCCAGTGAATAAAAATAGTATCTGTTTGGTGAGTGGTATTCGTAATTCATTTGGATGTGGTATAGAAGGTCTTCGTAATTTTTTATGTATTCGTCGTAAAGCATCGCATGTCTCAATATATTTACCCTCTGGCATCTGGTCCTTTGCCTCGTCAATGGTGGTCATCACTATGATTAGATCTTTATCTACTGCCATAAAGTAAGGTGATAATTTTTCTTTAGGTACCTTAAGAGATGTACTTCTATTTGATTATTGCAATTTTCATTCTCATAGTGATGATGCAGAACAAGACCAGGGGTATGAAAAGTTCAATCGAAAAATTAGTTCGACAGTCGGCGCGGTATGCTACTGCGGCTCAACAGGATAAGTCTCCTGTCATAGCCGTTCTTCACGCTAACTATGCAGCCGCATACCTTTACGCTCTCAAGGATATCGCGAGTAAATCTCAAATTCACAATGCAACCGGGATAGATGTTAAGAAATTCAGCGAACATGTGACTAATGTACAAGATATGGTGACTAAAAAGACTACAGAGACTTGTCCAGAATTTGCGGGAAATGTTGACATTTATCTCGCAGAAATTGGAGGTGAAGCTTGATCAGTACCTAAGTAATGAATAAATATATAAAAAGTAAGTTCTAAAAATGGAAGTTATTCATGACGAAACGTGGCAGCAATGCCTTGCCAGTGCGGTTAAGATGTTTCGCCTCAGCGAACCCGATGATAAATGCTATCGTCTAGCTGATGCGACGTGGAAGTGTAAGATGTCTTATAAGAGACACGAAGAAAAGAAAGAGAGTCGACAAGTTGTTGTCATTGATAAACTCCCAGAGTCTGTGGTGACACAACGTTCACAACACAAAATTTGTCAAGCGACGACGATGTCTGGAAAACCGTGTTCGTTCAAGGCTGTATGTGGAGATTTTTGCAAAAAGCATAGAATCGACAAGGGAGAAATCGGAAAAAAGATTCAAATAAAATCCTAGACTACTATAAATGTTAGACCAAGAAAGTCTTAGACCTGTAATAATAGCGATGGCTCTTTACATTACCATAAGTGTACTCATTCCTCGCATTCTCACTAAACCCACCGGTTTTCAACCCCTGGATGATCTCGTTATGACCATAATTGCCCAAAAGGGCTCATTGATGAGCGGTACAATTCTCATCGGTCTTATTGTCCTCGCCACCAATTACATTCAGGATGAACTCATGTAAAACGTTCTCGCGTCCTACTAAATTTTGAGTGTGTTCGTGATCCATATGACGAACTCTATTGTCATACGCATGTCTCATGAATTCCAAGAGTTGGTCGAAATTCGGGTTTCCCCATTTCATGCCTTTTTTGAAGAGAAAATCATCCTTTTCCAACTCTTGAAGTTCACAGTCAATCGTGTACGGTGTTTTTATATACTCTGAAGCACCCCCATACCTGGTTATAATAACGGGTTTGTTCCTCATAGCAGCTTCGACCGCTCCCATACCCACACCTTCAGAATGAGAAAAATTCACATAGCAATCACAACGATTATGAAGAGTATCCATTTCTTCATCAGATAGCATATCATTTATAACTTCAACACGTGGAAACTGAATCTGTACAGACTGATTACACGTAGCTTTCACTACGAGACGTGTATTTGGTTGATTTAATCTCGCGAATGCCTGAATAACATCTCTAAATTTCTTTCTGGGATCCATGATATTTCCGATATGATAAAACGTATAAGGTTTTTCCTTTGGTGTAGGAATATGAGCGTGTATCACATAAAATTCATTTTCCGGGAATTGTTTCGATAAAACATTCTTACAAAATTCACTTGGAACTGCCACACGTTTAAATTCCTTCATTATAAGTCCATAATCTTCATGAACAGTTTCTGTTTCACACACAGTCATACATGCTAGATTTTTTACTCTAGTTTTTGCATACTTGATGTATTCAATTTGATCCCGTGTTGGGATTACAAATATCAGGGCATTATCAGTCTCTGGAAGTTGTTTACCTAACTCGAAGTAGTGACCATCGGGTAAGAAGAGTTTAACATATTTCAGAGCGTGCTGTCCTATACCCGTTTTCAAGTGAGGTCCAATAATGATCATTTGGTATAAAGATAATCTTTCTTTTATATATAATAACATGTCCCTCCGCAAGGAAATCGAAGATGAAATGCAGCGTACCCGTCTCGACAAAACTCGTCTCTATGACCTACTCCTCAAGATTATTGACCAGGGTGGTAGTGGCGCGGGTTCTCAGGGTCCTCCCGGCCCTCCCGGCCCCACCGGTCCTCACGGCCCTCCCGGTCCTCCCGGTCCTCAGGGACCAGCCGCCCCTGCCGCTAAGGCCCCTGCCGCTAAGGCCCCCGCTGCTAAGACTCCCGCTAAGAAGCCCTCTGCTAAGCCTGCCGCGAAGAAAACCGATGCCTAAAATATAAGTTAATTAAAGTTAATACCCCTATTATAAATACATGATCGCATCCACACGTATTTATAACTCGGTATCAAATGAAGAAAAGCCAAAACACTGGCGCCAACATCCTAATCGAGTTAGAAGGAGGGTTTACGCGGTGAATAGTCCCAAAGTGAATGAGGACACACTGAGAATCAAAAAGTTAGAAAAGGAGGTTGACATGTACAAGAAGGCACACCATAAAATGAAAATGATTGCACAGTGGAGTCTTCGTTCGAATGAAGCAGCTCTTTCCGACTCACGAAGCATTCTTCATACTTTGGAAGAACTGTACGGAGATGAGGCTTTTGAGGATCAGAGTGAAACGAACAAAGGTGATGAAAAGAACTGAGGTCTATGTACATTTCTAGTAGGTAATGCATGCGGTAATCTGATTCCACTTTTGTATACGGAACCCAAAAATAAACCAGCTGATAGTGCTCTAGTTGGTAAAACTCCGATACGTGTTGGAATTGTATAGATTCCATTTTTAGTGTCATCTTCTACATCTTCAATATCCGCCATATTTGATACACTCGATGCGAGAAGACCCATCGCAATTGTTTCATTTTCAATAACATCTGTGTGAGCTATGAGATGCGGTACAACACTGATAGCTCCCGCCCAAAAGGTACCCACATAAAAGGGTTTTAGTAATGGTAAATTCTGTTTAAATGATGGATACAATAGAATACATAGAATTTCTGGTGCGATATACTTAGACTGATCTGTGTACCATAGTATCAGATTTGCTGTTAAGAGAGCCGCAGCAATAGATTCTGGGGTATCCTCAGTCTTCCCATCTAGGTATCTATCTGCACCATACGCCCATCTCGCCGACGCCATAATATACAAAAGGGGTAGAGGTTCAAGGGGTGTCCCCGAACATAATGCTAATACAGACATGATTGTACCGACTCCTAGTCCGGTTGTCATCTGTGTATTATAATTACTTGTCACCATAAATTTCAAGAATATCCCGCACGATAGGACTTCTCTCGATATCACTGAATTCAAATTTAATGTACTCAATTCTTTTGGTGCGTTTACCATCTAATTTTGAACATATATCTATGAGACCATTATCTTCATATTTACGATCATGTTGTTTGGGATCACCTGTTATGACCATCTTACTACCTTCACCTATACGCGTAAGAAGCATCTTCATTTGATTTGGTGTTGAGTTCTGCATTTCATCTGCTATAATGAATGAATCTTTGAATGTTCGTCCTCTCATGTACGCCAATGGGCATATTTCAATAATCTTCTCTTTGATCATATATTGAATATCACCTTGACTGTAGAATTCACTAAAAACATCCATGATGGGTCTGGTCCATGGATCCATTTTCTCTTCTAGAGTTCCGGGGAGGTAGCCTATATCTTCTTCAACAGACACAACTGGTCGGGTTAAAATGATTTTCTTATATGTTTTGTCGTTATAACCAGATATAGCTGCATAACACGCTAACATAGTTTTACCCGTACCTGCTGGTCCTACTGCGAATACCATGGGTTTATTCATACTGTAGAGTACTCGATTGTAGTCTTTTTGGTGGTCATTTTTTGGTACTACAGTTGGATGTGGAATCTGCTCAATCCCCTCCATCTCTCCATCTACGTAATAGTCGTGTTCGTCGTATGATGACGAGAGTGAAAATTTTAAATTGTTGCGACTTCTTTTACCCCCCATACTTTTTACACAGAAGTTTTATTTACCCACCATATAAAACCACCTAATATTGAAACCAAAACGGCGACTAAAAGACCAAATGAAAACTTTTTAGGGTTTTCGTCTGGTGGTTTATCAGGAAGTCTTTCAACATTCTGATTAAGTCTGTCGATCTTGTTCAAGAGTTTTTCCATCGCCATTAAAATTTGAAGTTCGCGGTCTTTTGGTTTTTCCTTTACATTAACCGTAGTAATCTCAAGAATCATATACCATTTAGCATCTGGTTGAAGAGTTACGTAGTCACCATCATCTTGTTGTTCATTAATTGTGAAATTCAGTTTCTTAATCGATATGGGATTAAAGTAATTTGTGTGTTGATTAAATCGACGCCATTGTTTGTCACGTAAAATTGCATTATTACTTCCTGAAAAATGTCTTTCGAGGGGCACTCTAGCAAGTATTTGTCCTTGTCTTTCATCAAGAATTTGAGCAACTTTGGGAACTTCTGGGCATATGATATCAACGTATTTTGCTATGTTTGTACTCCCACTTGCACCACTATCACCTATTTGTGTGATATAGAAATCAGCAATTTTAATACCCAGTACCCTACTCATATCCTCGACGTGTGTATTAGACTCCAAAGTGAGATCGAGTGCGAATGTATTGTTCGTGCCATTCACAAATTCAGAATCTAACACGATATACTGAACTTTTTTAGGTACGTCATCCAGTGACATTTCTAATATCACTAGAGATTATATTATGCCGATTTCTATGGCAACGAAGGCGATAGCGTTTACTGGTACTCTTGCTGTGGTGACGGTTATAGATAGTATTCGAGTTTTTAACGAGTATAAAAAAATAGATACTAAAGTTAATAAAAAATGATCTCAACCAACTGGGTTCACGCTATCTGCAGGACGATGATTTCTATGGGTCCCGAATATACCACTAATGTTCTCAAGTGGGTCAAGAGCGCCGTTTGGGATGCCCCTTATCGTGTATGGCTTGATATTGAACTTCAGAAGATCGCCTATGATCGCGAAGATTGGAAGAATGATCAGCTCTACCCAAGTGATGATGAGACACCTAAGTCGGACTAAAATATCTAAAAAATTAACAATGAGCGAATACATCATCCCCATCAACGGCCTTTTTGCCCACTCCTTATATCCTCTCGGCATCCCTGGATTGGCCACTGACGAATTGAGAATTGCTTTTCTTCAAGCTACTGAACCACTTTGTCCAGACGTTCAACGGAAGATTTGGGAGGAAGTTCTTTACTGTACCACGCCAATTGAACCACCTCCTGCACCCCAAAAATGCCGTTCGGTTTCATACAATCGATCGTCGATCTCATTACCCCGAAACCTATTCGAAATGAAAGATCTTTGAGTGATCGAATTTTAACTCAAGATATAATCGAGACGGTTAATGATTGTGGTGAAAAGCGCTATATTCAAATTGAAACCGAGAGAAATCAAAAAAGAGAAAGAGAAACCGATTTAAATATTCTCCTTACGAAGTGTAAAAGGTTACTATCCTTCGTAGAGACAACAAAAAATGAATCGATCTTTAAAAAATTGGTGGCTTTCACTGAAAAAGTAAGACAAGCCTTATATCTTGGTGATGACATTCGAGATTTGTTTCATGAGTTTGAACAAATTGAAAATATTACAAAAAAAAGTTCTAAGTCGTTTAAAAACCTAAGTGATGTAATGATGATGGGATAATCAAGTAAAACATGGACCTCTTTCATAAAATAATGGAGCTTGTTGACAAGAACTCGGATAAGATTCCCGAGGGAGACTATCTGGAGTTGTGTGACACTATACATGAACTGCGACGACAAGTGAAACCACCTTCATTTCTTCTCGACCAAAATCAACCACTCATGTATGCACCCATGTCAGATGGACAGCCGCCCGAATGGATTGAGGATCCATTACCATCTGATCCTGATACTGCTGCTCAGCGATCACGTGAACAACTTCAACAACGGTGGAGAGAACTTGAGGAAGAGGTTATGTATCCTGGATTGAACCAATTCCTGCAAGAATTGCATGAGGAGTGGTCAGCGACCGATACTATGAGTCCTGTAGAGCCGGGTGCGTATTACCCTCCACCGAGACAGGGAATGCATCAACACGTGGAGGATGGTACCACAGTTGCTGAAGTTTCTATGATGGATATCGACTAACGCCTAGGTCTCACACGTAAACTATTGAGATCTCGCCAAGCATCTCGAATCACCCGTGGTGGTGCTGAGGGATCAACTGTAGCTGTAGTTTCTAGTTGACCTGTTAGCTCTTTTAATTTCATATGTAAATGTTTGAGTTCGTTTGATATCTCCACGTACGCCCATTCTGTTTTTGTTGGGAACATTTCATCATTCTCCATGATCTCCATGATGTTTCTTAGATGTTCCATACCTAAGTGAAGCCTAGAATTTATATTTTTCAATAAAAAACAATCAACCAACATGGAAGACTTACGTAACCTCATGGCATGCATCGACGAAATATCCAGTCAGATCCCTGACGGAATGTATCTGAAGATGGCTGACCAAATGAAACGCGTTCATGAACACATGAATGGCAACAAGAGCATCCACGATGACACCTTCTACTACAGTGACGATGATTCTGTCCTTGATAGTGATGATGACTCGGACAGTGACTTCACCCCGAATCCCGATCGAACACGTCTCTCTGATATTGCACTTCTCAGAGACCAGCTTCTGGATCGTGTGAAGAAGATGCACGAGGAGTACAAGGTTCTCATGAAGTGTGAAAAGGAAGCGAGGCGTACTTGGACCCCCATCAAGCGTATGACTGCGTTTCGAAAGACTCAGGCTATCAAGCTGTGGTGTGAAAATAACGTCAGATGGGCTCCTGGTGGTGAGGCTGGGGAACTCGTTGGTTACCTAAGCACCGCCGCCGTGAATGGACCGACAAGCGGCTGGACCTGGAAAAACCTGATGGAAAACGGTCTTCGGACAATTGTGTTGAAAATTGGAACCGATGAGGAGATTATCCGTGCTCAACGTGGATTCGTCTACTACGATGAACTTTCACTCAAAACAATCCAAAAGCTTCCCGCCTTTGAGAAGAAGATTTACGATGACTACAAGGAAGAATGCCAAAGGAAATGGTATGTCGCCCTCCAAAACGCTAAGTTAAAGGTGGTTGAGTCGAAGGCAAAGATGACCGGGTTGGAGATGTTTTGTGTGGATAGGGAGAGCGAGTTGAGGCTAGCTGATGCCCCCGTCTATCGCCGGGATTACTGGGAGTCTGAGTCATGTGAGTTTTGGGTGGGTGAGAATGGACGAATGGTGGACAATGGGTTTGAGGCGCGGGTCGAACGACGCCGTTAAAGAATTTAGCCGTGTAATATAGTAATGAATGTACTTCAAAATGTAATGCAAATAATAGACAGTATATCTGATAAAATCCCTGAGAACGTCTACCTATCCCTCTGCAACGAATTAAAGAAACTCTACGCTTTCATCCCCGATAAAATCAGACCAGCCCTCTCTAGAACAAACAGTGCCGCCAACGTACCCGCATCATCACCTGCGAATGGGTATTGGTTTAGGTGATAATGAATATAAAGTTAAATACCATTTAGTATCCAAATGCTGGCTATTCGTCCTACGATCACCGTGCCAAAACATGTAAATCGTTTCAAGAAAACTCTAAAAACACACGCAAAGGCTGTGGATCCTTACCGTGATACATCTCTTCGATACATGGGATACGCAAATGAAGTTGGTGAGGCTTTTACAGTGTTTATTCCGGAATGGGGTGTTCCCGCATCATACTGTGTGGCTGCGTCGTATGTCATGTTTGATACAATTGACAAGGGTCAAAAGGCATACGAGACCGCAGACGAAGAAACTAAGATTCAAGATGCACTCAAAGTATCGGCTGAAACTATGACTTGGCAGATGCTCGCATCGGTCTTTTGGCCGGGGTCTATTATTCGTGTAATTGTAAACATGTCCGATAACATGATAGCTAATAAACTTACCGAAAATGAGCAGTTTGCTCACGTGTTGGCCACACTTTTTGGACTTATGGCTATTCCCATGATCATTAAACCTATTGATACTACGGTTGATAAGGTGATGGAGACCTCGATTTCCAAAGTTATTCACGGAAAGATTAAAACACCCGAAGATGCGAGTGCAGCCTTCATGACATCGATGGGTTCTTTTTCTGTTCCACCTATCATGTATTCTCTGGCTTCTTACATCAAGTCGGTTTAAGTACCTAAGTCATCAGAAATCTTTGTATTTTCCAACCAACAAACAACAAACAACAAACAAGAATGAACTTTGAAATTCAAGCTCTCGGCGGCAAGCTCATCGGATCCCGCTCCGCCATGAAAACTTTGGATCGTCTCACGACCCTGCTCCCGAACGCTAAAATCAACTTTGAGGTCCTCCCTCCCCCTGAGACCAAGAAGGCTGATCCGGTCTCTGACGAGGATGATGATGACATCATGCATGACCCCGACATCCAAGAGATGGTCGAAAACGGAGAACACACCTGTCACATGTTTGACGCTCATTGCCAAGCATGTGAAGATGACGAGGAGGACGAGGAGGACGAGGATGACATCACCCTCGCGGATCTTAAGGAACAGCTCGAGGATAACATGACCCTCGCAGAGATCCAAAAGGAACTCGTTAAGGTGGAAGCTACAAAGAAGAGGCTCGAGACCATCCGTCTCAAGAAGGAAAAAAAAGAAGAGGAAGAGCTCCACTTCGAATCCGAGGCCGAGTACCTGCGCTGGGATGCCTTGAGGCCGTTCGCGCCAGCCGATTTCGAGTTGGGCGGCATTGACCACATGCCTAATTTTTAGAAAAAGCGCCTAAGTGAATGTAATAAACACAATAAGTATCAAAAAAACTAAACAGCACGTACAACGTCGTCAATTGAACATGCAACAGGATATCAGCCGCAAGATTATGGAAATTCTTGACGACAATGCTCAACAAGTTCCAGAAGGTTTCTATTTGGAGGTGTGCAACCAATTAAAAAAATTACACGGGGCGGCGTCCGGTGTGTCCGGTGTGCCCCAAGATGAACTTGTAAGGAGGGAGTTGGCGGTGAGGAGGTCGAGAAACAGGTTGGAGAGACAGGCCGCGGAGTTGAACACCTTGAAGGAGCAAGTTAACAAATCCGTCCGAGATTACAACAAATGTATGGAGAAATTCAAGGAGAAGAAGAGAAAGTTGGAAGATCGTCTCCAAGTGAGGGATGATATCTTGAAAGGTCGTGAAAAACTTATGGATGATTTCGAGGATAACATGACCCTCGCCGAGCTCCAGAGGACACTTTCCAGCTAGAACCAAGAAAAACTCTTTTGTTTTCCCCAGTGATGTTCTACTTCTACTTCTTGTCCTTCAATTTCTTTGTAGTGTCTATTTTGAAATACAGGGTATTCGTTTAATGTTAGTAGTCTCGCGTCGTCTCGCTTAATACCGTTCATCCATGAAGTCATTATGTAGCTTCCACCCATTATATGGATTGGTTTCATAATTGGTTTCATTGGATCTTCTACCGGTGGTAGAAAGAATTTTTGTACTTTGTACCCTTCATTCTGTTCTCGATCAACCTGGAAATTGGCTCCTCTGAAACCACACATGAGTGATGTTATGAATGAAGGTTTGGGGACGTGTTCTATTTCAATTTTAATGTGATATTTGCTTCGATTATAAACCTTGACGGTTTTACTAGGGAAGCATTTATTATTGGTTACGACACCTGGTTCTTTGTTATAATTTTTATTTGCGATCTCCAAAGATATCGCGTTGAATGTCGGGGGGGCTTTTGGCATCCTTATTTTACGCACATGTTTTAATCCTCACCGAGTAGGTCAATTTCCTTCTCGTATGTGTGTGAGATTAGAACTGATTTTAGATCCCTTGAGAATGTTCTATATTTCTTTGGTAATTCACCCCATAAACGTTCGTTAGAAACAAATGCGTCAACAGCTCCATCTCGCAACAAGGGTTCGAGAAGTAACCAATTTGGTTCGGTGTATTTGATTCTGATACACCCCCTCGCAAACTTCCGAGCGTATATATACCACGCACCAATACTTCTGTATATATGTATAGGTCGTTTACGTTGTTCTAGACAAACTCGGAGTGAAGGAACGATAAATGTATGAAACTTCGTGAAACCATCCATACAGATTCGTTCTAAATGATCGTTATTATATGCTGCGGATAACCGTTCTTCTATTGTTTCAACATATTCGTCTATGTCAAAGGGTAAATCCATTTCAATCGAGGGAACAATCTCTTCACTCTGAAGTAGTTTAAAATGTTTCAAATGTGCTTTATCACTCATAACTTCATCAAACGTGCTGTATCCCGAGAGAACGCCTAGATAGGCTAGAGATGTGTGCCCACCATTGAGGATTCGGATTTTGGTTTCTTCATACGGTTCAAGATTCTTTGTTATAGTAACACCGACCTCAGTCAGATCTGGGAATTCTGCAGCAAAATCATCTTCTATGACCCATTGGGTAAATTCTTCTGTTTGTATGGCTGTTTTTCCATAACTCGGAAAAAGCTCCTCAACTTCAAAACGTAATGGATCGTCTGTACGTGGAGTAATTCTATCAACCATACATGATGGAAATGATACATTTTCTCTTACCCAATTAGCAAGTTCAATCTGATTAGTCTGATACAAGTACGCTAGAAACTGTGCTTCGAGAGCACGTCCATTCTGGCGAATGTTGTCACAGCACAAGATGGTGATTGGTGAGTTTCTGTTTCTGAGACCACATGCGAGGTATTCAAATAAGGGAGATCCGGGTGCATAGCCACTTTCCGTAACAGTGATTGTTATAAGTTTTACACTCGATAATACGAGCATATGTTTCGCAACTGTCCTATTCTTAGTCCAATCTATGTAGTCTAGGTGTGACCTAACTAGACGATAAGAGGATGGAGTTTTTACAACGTAATCATCAATTTCCCGAAAGCCTTCATTTCGGAGATTGACGGCTACGATACCCCAACGGAGATCACCAGTTTTCTCCATATAGTCATCTATATAGGCGGCCTGGTGTGCTCTATGGAAAGCCCCATATCCAATGTGTACAATACCTGTTTGACAATCACTCTTATCGTAAGAGGTTTTGTACATTCTGACATTAGGAAAGAAATTTTTAAGTGACTTAGACAAAAAGATTTACGAATATATAAGTATGGATGAACTATTAGAAGTTATGCAACTAATTGACAAGAATTCAGATAAACTATCAGAAGGAGATTATTTAGACATATGTAACCGTTTAAAAAGGGCGTACAGTAAGCGTGCTGACCCAGAGTTTTTCTTTGATTACGACAATTTTTCTATACAACCACTTGGTCCTACAAGGGAAGTTTACGATTACTTCCGTAACTATTACATGGATCAAGGAATTGGATTGGATTCTGATTATATAACTGGTCAAATGGATTATTTGCGTAAAGAATTAGAGGGTACTCCCATTCTAAAGAGAAGAACTAAGTACATCCAAGAGACGAGTGTTAGACATTACTGTTTATCTAATAACTTGGATCCAGACGATTACATAAATTACACTGTACGTGATTCGGAGGGGGTAGATCGTAACAGTACGTGGGAAGATACACTTGAACGTCTACATCTTACCAA